GTGTAAAGTCAATGCCGTCATACTTTGCACGCTCGACCTGTTCGCTTGCGTACAAAGCCGCGATCTGATCGTTAGCGTCGGCCTCGCTTGCATGGCATCCCATAAGCTGACGTTCGTCACTTTTGAACACGCCCCAAGGCTTAGCGATCGGACAAGCCGCTGTAGTCTTTGCGTCATAGGGCATTGGCTACCTCGCTATTCTGTGGGCTGCTCAGCCTGTTGAAAAAAGAAGCGATCGGCGTGTTCATGCTTTCGCCTTTTTTGGTTTTAGGTAAATCGCAGCTTGACTCACGCCGTTTGACGCCACTTCTTCAACAAAACTCAGAGCCCGTAATTTGTTCCCCAAAGGGTTGTCGTAATTACCAAAATTCCCATGCACAAGAATAAACTTTTTGCCACCGCGCGAATAAATCTTGTTGTCAACCGGCTTGATGTCTAGGCTTGCCACGTAACTTATATTGTTAACGACATCGCTAGCAGTTTTTGGATTGTTATTAAATGACTTTAGTTTGCTGGCGTCGCTTGTATTGCTCGATTTGTTTTTTTGATCGTTTGATTCGCTAGGCTTTGAAACACTAACTGTTTTTCCGCCTGGACTAGTTTTTAGGTCTCCATCTTCAATAAACAGCCTGTTGCCGTCATCTGTCGTAACCCAAGTCCTAGCAATAGCTGCGCTGCTTTCCGCAATGTCAGCTGCTTGCTGTGCAAGTGCTGACTCTTGGCCTTGTGCGGATGATTGAGCCGCCGAGATTGCTAGCTGTTGCTCTTGTGGCGTTAGCAAACCAAGCTTTTTCTTGAGTGCGTTCTCTTTAGCGCGTTGGTACATGACCGCTCGCCACGATCGACCCCTTGCACCTAGCTCGGCTTGGTAGTCACTCATGAACGATTCAATTGCATCCTTAGCCGCTGCTTGCTCTGTTGCCGGATCGACCCATTCCCACTCAGGAGTCATCCATTCAACAGGGGCAAAAGTGCGACGGTCACTCAGTAGCTCGCTGGAGGTGGGAAACGAGGGGATAGAACTGAGTGCCGCCGCGTCGAGAAAAGCATCCCAAACGGGTTGAAGCAAATGCCGGATCAAGTATTTCTGCCAACATCGGAACCGCCGACGATCTTCCAATTGGCTTGTTCGCGATGAACTGTAGGACGTTTGGCTGTAGTCTCTTGCCACGGTTTCATAGGAGAGCCCTGTACCGACTGCGATCTGCCGGAGGATCAAAGCGATCCAAGGCTCCGCCGCTGAGTTAGGACGGCCTGGATTGAGCCCAACAACATCCTCACCCGGTCGAAGATTCATCACCATACCAGGCTCGACATGGCTATAGCTATTGCCTGCGTCGTCAGTGTTGCCGACTCCATCGGGCTCGATCAGATTTCCAAGTGGCGTATCAGTCTTGATCGCCACCGTGAAACAACTTGCCACAGCCGAAGCCTGTAGTTCGTTGTCAAGATAAGTCCCAAGATCCCGCACCGGAGTAACCACCGGAGCGAACCAAGTCACGCCCCTCGTTTGACCGATTCGATCCTGCCTGTATAGGTGCATGATTTCATGGGCAGGCACTCGCTCGGGAGTTCTGGTCACAGCGTAGGGTTGCAATGGGTGGTCTTTGTAGATCCAGTAAGCAACTGGCCGGCCAAGATCATCAACCTCGACCCCGCGAATGATTCGATTGTCACCAGCCGGAGTCAGTCTTGCTGCGTAGTTGTCCTTGTCACCTGCAAGCCGGTCAGCTTCGATCAATTCGAGAGCCAATGGGACTGGTCGATAGATTCCTCGATAGACCTTGCCAGGCGTTCTAATGAGCCGTACAAGCACCTCACCAGCCTCGACCATCTCACGTTGGCAAATAGCCTGGATTTCATCGAGCGTGTATTTCCCGTTGACATCGCAGACTTCCGCCCACTCCGACCAAATCTTGTCACGCTGGTCATTGATAGATTCGATGTCATCGCCTGCCGGAGTCTCGTATTGGCTCTGAGCCTTGATGCCACACCCGACCACCGATGAGACAATGGTATCAACCACGCCCCATGCGTAAGCATTGTTCCGCACCAAGTCCCGAGCCCATGCCCGAAGCGTATCAGCACCAAATGGCCCTGATAACTCAATGTCTGCTGGATTGTTCTTTGGCTTGCGACTGCTAGAGATTCGCGAAGGTTCGGCCCCTGTAAAAGACCTGAGCACCTTGCGAGCCTGAGCCCTTCGGAGTCCAGCCGTAGGGCTGATGGCCGTGATAACAGAATCGAGCATCTTTCCGATCATCTGCGAGCCCTCGACAATCTACCGAGAGTCACGCCACCGGAACCGCTTTCACGCTCGACCTGTTGCTGCAACATCCGTCGTTCTTCAAAGAGCGACTTAAGGTCAAGCTTGGTAACCGTCCTTGAGCCAATAGAATACTGTTGAGCCCCTCCGGTTAAGAGAGCCTCAATAGCTGCGTCGATGAGCGTTAACAGACTTGCCGCTGATGCCATGCAACAAGGATTGCATGGAGAGCAAACATTCTCAATAAGCCTGTACCATTAGCCTAGTACAGTCGAGCAAATTTACTTACCTTCCTGGCTCCAAGTGTGGTTGCAGTTCTTGCACTTGCAAAAGCGGATCTTGCCTCTAGTGCAATAGACGTAGCTTGCATTCGTTCCATGCGGTCGCCTGGTTTCGCACATCGTGCAAGGTCTCGGGGTGAATTGCCGATAGATCGGATCGCTCGGTTGTTGTTCCATTGTTGCCGTTTGTTGCACCGTGTCGATCTGCTTCCTGCTTTTCTTCGCCATCCTAATACCTCCGTTTTGGAATCCACCCGCCTTGCCGTTGTCTTAGATTGCGTCCGTGCTGGTACGCCTTTGGAGCCTGCTTAACAGGCTTAGGTTGTTCGCCGCTAACGTGCTTCGGTTGCACCTCGATCTCACTTGGAGCAATCAGCTTTACGCCGCAAGCCTCGCTAGCCGCCGCTGCCATGTAGGTAGCATCAAGCCAGTGATTGTCCAAACCGGACGGCTTCCAGTAGGTTTTGCCGCCATCGGTTACTAGATCTTCCGCTGTAATATGTTTGCCGTAATAGACGTGCTTTCGGCTTCCCTCAGGATTAAAAATCGAGAGGGATTTTCGCCTGAATTCGTTGTTGTCGTTAAATGTCGGCGTCAAAAAGCCTTCGTGAACGAATTGCTTCCAGTAGTCCGCATCAAGCTCATAGAGCCAAACATTATGCGCCGGTAGTTTCTTTGCGTGCAGGTTGTACCCGACAATCGTATTCTCTTCGTTCTTGTCGCGATGTCGATATGGGCTATAGCCTTTCGATGGATGGAAGATGCCGCCTATGCCCTTACAGAACTGGTACGCCGCTTGAGTGAAGTTGCCGGAATCGACTAGGCAAAAATCAACCGACTTACGCGCCCCGGAAGGATCTAGGAATTGCTTTTCGAGTAGGTTAGTTCGGAAGTCTAGCAAGCACTGGTAAAGAACCGCTTCGGTAGCTTCGGTATCCATGCTTTTATCGGTTCCGAATACTGCCTCTTCGCCGTAGTCAACGATAAAGCCAGTGCCGCCTTGCTGCCATGCTACTACTACCCAATGGCAACGATACTTGCCCAGGTCGATCGCCGCCGTCAAAGCGACTGTGCTAGCTGGAATCCGATACCGATCTAGCCCGCTAATTCTCGACGCCACTATCTCAGGGGTCAGGCCTTGGCCGACTGGCCCCGCATCCTCCGGGGGGTCGTTGTCGATCTCAGTAGCCACGGCCTTAACGCCGTACCTAGCAACGCGAATGTAGTAACTGTGAATAGCAGAAACCTCCATCGGCTCGCCATCGCTGTGTGGTTTCTTGCTGTAGCTGTATTTATTGCTGACAATACAACCGGCTTCGATCTCGGCTCGATTGTCGCGCCAAAAACGGAAAGCTTCCCTAGCGTCCGGGTCGTCGGCTTTGCGATCTTGCCATAACTCGATAAACCGTTCCACCAAATCCATACGGTCCGGGGGCTTTATCATCTTGCGATAGCGACGGCCGCGCCAGCTGGGTTTCTGCTTAACGTCAGTGTACTTATAGGCATTGCACTTGCGATTCTGGATCGTACAAAGAAACACCCGCGCGATCGGTTCGGAGCTAGACCCTAGCCCGCCGACGTCCTCTTCAATGATCGCCTCGATCTGTGCTATCAAGGTTTCGGACCTAGCCGCCTGCTTATCCTCGACGTCGTCAATGATTGCTAGCGTGGGTCTTTCGTCTCGGTAGGTAGTCCCTCGAATTGGACCATCGATGCCCATGCAAGCAAAAATCTGCCCTTTGCTTACCAACTCAAAATCCTTGCTCCAGTCGAGTTGATCCGGTCGGATCGTCGGGAATATCAAGTGATCCTTTGCCATTTCTATTTGAGTGTATTCGCCTGAAACAGTCTGCATGTTGGCACGGCTGGCCCATCCCCCAAGAGCCTTAAATGGGTAACCGATTTCAGGGAAATCCTCTAGGAACAGCTTGTTTTGCTGAAACTTCTCCCGAATGGTTTTTAGGTCTTTTTCCGCCTTGGTTTGAGACTTGCCAATTACGATCGGAAATCGGCTGATCCCCTTGAGCAAAAGCCTAATGCTTTGATAGAGAACAATCCGCGTCTTTCCTTCGCCCCGAGGGCCTGCGATAGCCTGATCCCCGCCGTATAACGCTGCGTTTTCGATCGATTCTAGCATGTCTAGCCGGTCGCTAGTCAACGGCTCATAAAACACGTTGCCGAAGTAGTGGCCTAGGAAAAACTCGGCGTCTAGCAAGGCCCTTTCCCTGTGCTTTGCGTTCTTAGGGGCAGGGATTTTCAAGTCCCTCTCTGCGGCTCTTTTGGAAGCCATAAGCTCCCGCTGCTTCATCCGCTCATCGCCTTTAATCGGGTCGGCTGATGACGCCGTGATCGGATGCGAGCTTAGTAAGCTCTGCAATTGGGATAGACTTAGCGAGCTCAAGGAGTCGTAAACGCTGTTCATTTTCTTTGAGTAACCTCCTTTCGTCTGCCGCGTCCCGCTTTTCGTCGAGTGCATCGGCATCTAGCAGGATCTTTGCCGCCTTGGGAGCTAGGTCTGGATCTTGCAAGCAAACCATAAGAGCTGCCTTAACCGCTTCACGGTCGACGTTCCACCGCTCTTTGATCGCTCGATTGACCAAGCCTAAATCCTTTGCTGTCTTGATCTCCAACCAAACCGCCCCCTACCCCGTGGAAATCATCCCTAACGCACTAACACACTTCAAAACCCGTCCGGTCGTTCCCGCATTTAAAAAGGCTTTATTGGCCGGAAGGACCCGCTTGACCGGGGGCACTAGACGCAACAGCTTTGCACATGGCAACAAAGCTATCGTTATCCATTGTCCCCTTCGCCCTGTTGACATGCTTGTCGAGCCACTGCAAGTTGCCAATACCATTTGTCCCGCCCTTTGCAACAGGTGTTTTGTGGTCTAATTCCGCCGTTTCAGGGGTAAGCTTTTTGCCTGACAGGGCGCATCGATAGCCCTGAACTTCAAGTAGGGTTTTCAGGTCTCGTGATTCTACGTTCTGCTCCCCTAAACTTGGCCTTAACTTAAAGCCTAGTTCCTTTCGTGCATGGGAAACAGACGCAAAGCCTTTTGCCTTAGCTTCGCTTCTGACATGCTGAACGACTGTATCGTACGTCACACCTAGCAACCTAGACACTTGATGAGAATCGCCCTTGCTGCTTAACCAAGCTTCCCAATATTCAGGGCCCCGCTTCTCTGAACCCTTAGCTTTGACATCTTCAGCGCATTTCTGCATTTCTTTTCCCATTCTAAATCCTCTTCTGACTGTTGTTTTTTGTTTCCGTGAAGGTTTTTTCTTGAGTAGGCAACTCTCGAATCCCAAGACCAAGCCTTTTGGCTCTTCAGCTTGAAAACGGGCTCAAATCTAGCTTTTAACGCTGACAGGGCATTCGAGCACCTAGAATCCCACTCGTCTTTTTTCTGGTGTTTTGTGCGTCGCATTTCTGCTTTGCATAACCGCCACCATTGAAAGGATTCGGACTGCATTTTTCTTCGCTTCGATGACTCGGATTTGTATTTCCTTTTCGCAACTTTCGACCTGTCCATCCACGAATAAACTATTCGAGAACGATAGTAGCCTCCGCTCCCTTGAAACGCATCTTGGCACTGCTTATCGCAAAACTGAAATTTCGCAGTAGATACAGTTCTTTTTCTTACACTTTTCCCGCATTGAGCACAAGAATAAACCAGCTTGTTATCAACATCTTTTCGCCTGCATTCGTCAGAGCAAAATGTCCTGTCTCTTGCCGAAAAAGCTACTCCACACCCCTTACACTGCTTTTTGTGCTTTTCTTGTGTCTCAAGCTTTCTTTGTTCGCGTCTCGATAACGCTATCATGTCTGCTTCTCCTGCCACTCAGCATTCTTGCCACTCTTGACCCTGGTTATCTCAGTCCCACTTGCCGAAGCTATCTCCACTGACCAATCATACCAGCCAGGTCGAAGCAATCCAGTAACCGCCTTGGCTACATCAAATCGAAGAGTCACGTTTCCACTGCCTGCATCAATGACAGTCCCGCTTTGGACGAATGAATTAACCCCTTGGTCATCTTCATACCTCATCCCAAATTTACAGGTCGCTGTTGCCACAACGAATCCGCTTGGCAATGCAACCGTCCAAGAGAATGCCCTACCGTTGGCGTTGAGGTAATCATCCCCAATTATCAATGGGCTTGCCAATTGACCCGATGATGTAACCGGAGTTGATACGTTTACCGTCCCGCCTGCTTGAATCAATGCCGTCTGATCCCGAATCTCATCCAAGATCCCAACCGTTGGATCCGTTGGCGTTGTCCCGCTCGTTGGTATGCCGAGGATCGACCGGATAGCGGTTCGCTCGTTGGCTGTCCAATCCGTTCCACCGCCACCGCCACCGGCTGGGGCCATCTCCAAAGCGATCGTATCGAAACGGAATTGCCCAGCCCCATCGGATTCAATCATGCTGTCTAGCCTGCTAAGGGCTTGGGTAGCTGCCACCGCTGTTGCAATTTCTGCAGCCGCATCCGATGCCAAGCCCGCCGCTGTAAGCCAATTAGCAGAGAATGCCGCTGAGGTGACAACGCCTGCTTGTAGTGCATGGATGTCCGCTGCAATATGACCTGATCCCGCGCCGGTCACCTGAACCGATCGATTGTTGTTGTTGCTTATCAAGACGTGTTTACCGAAGCTATCGGCAACCCATGTCGCAGTCGTCAATGAGTTCCACACCGCCGTTGGAATTGCGTCAACGCTGGTTTGCGTCGCTCGGCTTCCAATGGTCGCATCGATTCGCGACAATCCAAACGCCGCGCCATCACTAGGATTCGCTGCCGTAAACACAACAGTCTTTTCAACAGGAGATGCACCCGAAGCGATAAACAAATACGAACCCTGGTCTGCATTTGTATCCGCTTGCGATAGATTGAATCGATATTGACCGTTGCCAAGCTCGCTCGTCGTTCCTGTAGCTGTCGCTTGCGCACCATTGTCGAGGGCTAGATAAGCAGTCACGCTCGCACCGGTCAAACCTAATCCGGTCGAAGTATTAATCAAAGCGAAGTAAATGTATTGATTCGCGACGTTCTTACGGTACATCAATAAACTCCGCTTCCGATTAAGTGTTGTCGATTAGCCCAATAGCCTTTGAATCCGCCTGCCTGTTCAGTGTACCTTCGCCTGCGTCGCAACGGCATGTTACCGCGACCAATGCGATAAATATCGATCGCATCTTGAACACCGAACCAAGGCCCGAACAACCGAACATCATCGACGAGCCCCTGGTAGCCACTCGAACTTGCCGTTGTGTTGCCCCAGTTTCCAATGCGAATATTGATCGCTGCACCGGCTGATGTAGTCGCATTCGCAGAAAAAACCCTGCCGTTAACCACCAAAGTGCCGCTGGTAGATTGTCCGCGAATCATGACGACATGCGTCCAATTGGTGCTCGATGCAACTCCAGAATCTCGGTAAATATCAGGCAAATAAACCTGAACTGTTCCGTTCCTATTTGGTAGTAAACCAAAATCAGGAACAGAAGCACTGTTTCCGATCCCAAGTGCAACTCTCATATTTGATGCCGCTGACGACGATTTGAACCAAATAGACACCGCCCATCCGTTTCGGTAGGGCGAATTTGAAATCGAATCAACGTACTCAGAGCCAGTAAAATTCAGTGCAGATTTTCCGAAACTGGTTTGCCAACTTGCCCCGGTAAACCCATTCATAACGCCCCAACTTTGGCGAATGCTAAAATCCCACAAACGAGAGCCACCCATTGCGGGATTAAGCGACGGACACCACCAGCCCGCATCGGGAAACAGACGCGGAAACATTGCCTCCGATGCTGATCGAGCGAAACCAGAATGTACCGACGTATTGAGCCAGGTCACTACTCAACCACCTTATCAATTAGCGGTACAAGGATGACCCGCGAACCGTTGTTCGTTGCCGTTGCTTCGTCTCGGATCGCTTGCCCAAGGTTGTTATCAACGATTGGAGCGACGTAACGACCGATTGGACGCCAAACAACCGGAGCCTGAATTAGCACCGTATCAGCGTCAGCCGTTGCGACCAACGACGTCACCGCTGGCCCTGCTTGACGTAAATTAGCATCCGAAGTCCCGAGCGTGTAAGACGCATCCGATCCAGTGACCTTAGCAGGCCACTCAGAGCCATCGCGGGAATTGACTAAGTACAAATCGACGGTATTTCCAACCGCCGGAGCTGTACCGGTCTCGATAATTAAATACACCGCGTAATCTCGATCCCAATTCTCTGTGAGATCAGCCGACCCACCTTGACGAGCAGCACCGTTAGCAAGAGCATCAAACGACAGCGTGTGAGTAACACCGCTGGCCCCTGCTTCACCCCAAATAATCGCCGTCCCTTGTGAAACCTTAAACGAATCAGGCAACGCCATTTTGAATCATGCTCCTTGCTGATTTAACGTGACCGGGCTCAACATGCGACCAGCCTACCGATTCCGTCCACTTGATCGTTTTCCAACGTAGCGACTTGAGTCTTTCGATCTGAACTTGCGTTGCAATGCTGAAAAATACTAGCCCTTGCATCATGTCGATCGCTGCTTGCTTGTCCAGGTCAGCATTTTGCACCCGTCCGCCAGGATCATCGATCCATCCTGCGATCGAGATGCAAAGCTTCCTAATCTGTTCGTCAGATGATTGCTGGCCGATGATGATCGGAGCGTAAACAGCCTCCTCAATGGCCCACTGTTTCACCTCGACCACCGGAACCAATCGCTTTACCGTGACAGTCAGCACGTTTATCAAGTCCGCCGCTTGTTGGTCGCTTGTGCCTTGGTACTGAGTCTTTTTAAGTTCTTCGATCAATGGTTCGTAATTCACGCTCGCGCCTCAATTCTGGTTGTGACGAAAACAACATACTCGACATACCGCCAAAAACCGATCGCATCGAGGATCGGATTGAGCATCGGAGACATAACGCAATATCGAATGTGGTAGGGTGAACGATGATGCTCCGCATGATGCTTGCAGGATTGCAGGATGCCGATCCGTTGAGCCATCGATACTAACCATCCGTTTCGCCCTTTTGAGTGCCCCCAGGCGTGAATCTGGTTGGCTTGGCTAAGGAACAAAAACGTCAGCCACGCGTCGCGCGTCACATCGAAGCAAAGGCACGAGACGCAAGCCAACATCGACGGAATGATTGTCGTGTAATTGCGATGCCAATAAGAGCCCTTTAGGAATGCGTATTGATCCGAATGGTGGAGTTGGTTTGGCCCACCGATGAGCCTGCCGAAAACCGGCGTATCTTGGTCAAGGTACGAATCCTCCCACCAGTGAAAAACACCGGCAATAAAGTCAGCCGTTAGGAATGATATGATTACGAACAGGATCCACTCAATCACTTGTTGCAGCCTCCAAGCAATTTACCGATCTCAGTTTGCAAGGTCTCAATCTTGGCCCAAAGTTTTTCGCGATCTGATCGACACTCCTGCAAATCGCTTCGGGTAGTTTTCTTTTCTTCGACGAACAAGCGAAACAAGATTCCGACCGCTGTGCTTAACGCTGCGACCATGCCCGAGCCGATGATGTAAACCAAGCTTTCCTGAGTCACTTTACGAGCCCTTTCGCCTGTTCAAAAGACAAGTAGCCGACATGCTCTTTACGCTCCGAGCCCTTTGACACTTCAAATCTAGGAGTCATCGGAAACGGATGATCTTCAACAATGCCGACCGACCATCCGGCATCCAAGAACTTCTGCATCTCGCACCGCTTCCACTTCTCGCATGGCGGGCAATTCTTGGAGACGAATACCAGAATCTCGATCTTCAATGGCTTGTCGCTTGGGCTTGGGATCGGTTTGGGATCTTCGATCGGAGCTGGTTGAACCGTTAGAGATTCTCGAACAGTTGCGACCTGTTGAGCAAGGTCGCTCGACGGTATGTCGCATTGAGTTGGATCTGGCTTAGGGCTCGATCCAAAGAACCAACTAAACAAGCAAAGACCAATCACGGCAAACATCCCTTTTTCTCCGTTGCTGAGGTTCATCCTAATGGCCTCGACTGCATCCAAGATACTTTGCGTGGCCCAGGCGTTGAAAGATCCGATACGCCAACGATTGATGTCCATTGATGCTTGCAAAGAGCATCAATCACGCTTGGGGCAATTTCAGTCCAAGAATCGTTGTGACTGTTGAGCCGCCAAATGTAGTTACGGTTCTTGCTGTCTTTGCGTTTAGAGTAGCCGAGCCATGCCGTAGCATGACCGCCACCGCGACCAAGACCGACCGACTCCAAAACACCGTTGCGACTGTAGAACGAATCGTTCCAAAGCGTTCCGGTATGAACTGCACCAACGCCGCTAGCAAGATACCTAAAGATGGCATCATACGAATCTAGCCAAGTATGAGAGCCGATTCGATACGGGAAAGCCTTCATCCTCATATCGTCGGTAATGAGCGTCCGAGCGTTGCTAGGGTATGGCGTTGAGTATGGCAAATCCTTTTCGGGAAGCATACCGATCGATGTTGCAACCTTAAGCCCTGCTTCGATGGTCGATCCCTTGTCAACACCGAGTAAACCTTGGCTCTGTCTTTGGGACTCCAAGTAGGCAAACAACTGCGATAGCTGACGATCTGGACTAAACGAGCCATGCACAAGAGCCCAAACGTACTCGCAAGCATTGGTCAATGAAAATCCTTGGCAGGATCCCATGTTGCCCTGCTTATCATGTCGCATCAGTGGCCGTGGATCGATCTCTTCGGGAGCTGCAAAGTCTCGCATCGTAAAAGCGATATCGGTCGAGCCTGCTTTGATCGCGTCTCGATTCTCGATGGTCGGATCGTAGCCTGTGAAGAAATCAGCCATTACCAAGCCCCCGCTATTTCACGATTGATCTTGGCGATCTCTGATTCCTTACCAGCAAAGCTTGCAGGCAAATCGAGCTTGTCGATGGCCTCATAGACTTTGTTCAATGCGTCTTTTTGCTTAGCCCCTGCATTGTCCGCGATAAACTTTGTCCATTGCTCTTGATCCTTGATCTCGCCAAATTCAATCTTCGATGCCGCCTCAAGGAATGCCTGCTTGTAGGCCGATCGGATGGATGGCAACGTATGAGAGACGACCGCCTTGAGCTCTTTTGGCTGTGGCTTATCTGGTTGCGGTTGCTGATTACGCAACATCGCAAAAACCGCCACCGCTGCGACGATCCAAGGCAACCAGTTTTCTTTTTTCTTTTCGTCAGCCATCAATCCATCCTTGTTAGTTGCCCGTCTCGCTCCGACTAACCCGCTTGTAAGGAATTGAAGGTTAGTAGGTAGTCGTTGCGATCTGGGCTTAGTCTTGATCGTCGTCGTCGTCGTCGTCGTCAAATTCGCCTGCATCCCACGCCGTCTGCAAGATGTACCCCATCGGAGCATCGGAAGGATCATAAGACGACAAGTAGCCGTTATCCTTGGCCCACTTCCACACCTTAAAAGCCAATTGGATCAACGCGAAAATCATCGCCATCGTCGCTGGATCAAATCCGTAAACACTTTTAAGCTTGCGTCGAAGAATCCTGCGAGCTGTTCGAGTGTTGCCGTCTGCTTCGGCGTAGGCCTGGGCAAAGTCGTTTTCGTGCTTTTTGGCTAGCTCTTGAAGTCTTGGGAAATAAATCACTTTGCCACCTCCGGCTTTGGATTCACTGGCCTGATCGACTCTCCGACGACCCACGCTCCAACGGTGTAAACCAGGATCTGTATTTGATCCTCAGATAAAGGCACTTTATCTTTCAGCACGACGACGGCAACGGCTGCCAGCGATACCCAAAAGCGTTTGGACTTAAAAAGACTTTCCATAATTTTGACTCCTTTCCCGCATTTTAGGCTTGACCCGCTGAAATTGCAAGCAACGGCCCTAATTTCGTTTCTCCCGCTTCCGAGCCGACTCAGCTGTCTTTGGCCGCTTCTTGGTCTTTCGCGTCAGAAATAGCCCTAAATGCTCGTTCATGGCCTCAAAAATCAGTTGGCTTAGAGTCATGTCCATTTTTGCCGCTGCTCGATCCCAAGCCGCCCAAGCTTCGTTGGGTTGGCTGATGTTTTTGCGTTGCGTCATTGAGTCACCTCAATAATCGTTCCGACTTGATCCTCTGGCCCAACGTAGCACTTTTCGACAGTCAGGCGATAGACCTGGCTATCGTCATTGTAAGCGATCTTGTTGAGGGCATCGAGGATTGCTTTTCCGACATTGTCCAAATCGGGCTTTGTTGTCTTTGGTTCTGGCTGTTGCCGTTGCTTCTTGCTGTGGCCCTTAGGTCGATCGAACCAACAAACGATCCTGATCGATACCGGCCCCCAAAGCACTTTGCCGCCTGCAGCGGTGTAAGTTAGCCTGATTGCTAGCTTGTACTCATGGATGGGATGTTTTGCATCAACATAGGCCCGCGCGAACCCGCCGCGAGTCGAAACCTTTGGCCGTGGTTGCGCCACCGGCTCACCTGAGATGAAAATTTTCACTTTGTTTCCTCGATCTTCTCAAAAATCACAGATCTATCCTTGCATACAAAAACCACTTTGCACAAATGGCCATCGAGTCGAACAACTTGACCGACCTTGAAAACATGATGTTGGGCCCATTTGAACTCAACCGACATTTCGACATGCTTGATCTTGTTGATGTCGAATTCAACCACACTCAAACCAGGCATCTGGATTGAATGATTGTGGATATCATCAATGTCAAAAGTCATACCGCTAAAACTGATCGTTGACTTGCTCACTTTGCTTCCTCCTCTCGAATCAACCGATCGAGATACCATCGAGCCTTTTTGAGATCCTCGATGCCGTTTTGCTTGCAGTGCGATGGATTGATGGGATCGCTGGTAGGTTGCTCGACCGCTTCGGGCTCGACGGGCTTTACTTCGCTGACCAATGGATGGAAATGCACCGGCCCTTTTTTGCACTCAATATGGCCTCGATAAGGCCCTTCGACCACCTCGCATAATACCCAAACTTTATCACCTGGTTTCATTTCTTCCTCCTTAACGCTGGATGATCTTTGTTCACGACGGCTCGGAGTGCGTCGAACAACTCTTTGGTTCTTGCCTGAGATTCGGTCAGCTTTCGACTCGTTCGCTCAAGCTGCTTGCGAAGGTCTTTGTTTTCTTCCTTCAAATCCTCGATGTTCGCAAAGTATTCGGAAAGTTTCATTCCAGGCTACCTCCTTTTGGTGAAGTTGTCGCGGTTGTCGCATAAAAAGTTGTCGCAATATAGGGAGAGACAGACAGATTCACCCAAAGAGCCCAAAAGGATCCCAAAAGGACAGGTACACCCCAAAGGCTACAAGTTGCTACAACTTCTATATATATATATATATATATCAATGAATTTATTGGTTTTTTGTTGTTTTGAACTTGTCGCAAAGTTGTCGCAAAGTTGTCGCACTTGTCGCAAACTTTTGCTAATGCTGTCTTGGATTGCATTTGTTTTTCTTACCTTTTAAAACTGTTATCTGTTTTGCGACAACTTTTGCGACAAGTTTAGCGACAAGTTTAGGAGTCTATTTTTGAGACTCGGATCTGCTCTTTGCCGCCTTTTCCGTATGGCTTTTGCTCGAGCTTGATCTTACCTTCGGACTCTAGCCTGAGAGCCGCCGAAACAAGATCGCCCTTGGAGATGTGCTTTCGATTCATAATCGTTCGCAGGTTGACCCACCCAGGAGCTTTTGAAACGAAATCGAGGATAGCCACCTCGCCCCGGCCCTTATGCGTGTTGACCGTGTTATTCTCGATCAATGTGCAAGCCGATCGAGTCAGAAAGTTGCTTAGCCTGATCGCCCATTCAACGTCCTTGACCTCGATCTTACCGGGATCACTCGCCTGCTGGAATTCGTTAAGTAGACCTAGATCGTATCGGCTCGCCCAGTGAACCAAAGCGTACTTCATCGTTCTGGCCGCTGTCCTAGTCCATAGGCTTGACCGCCCATCGTCCTCCGCGCTTGATCGCTCATGGATCGCCATTCGATGCCGATTCCACCTAGCAAAAGCCTCATCGGTCATGTTGATAACGTAGGGATCTGGCCTTTCGTTTAGCGATCCGTCGATGCGTCCCATTGGCTTGATTCCTAGCCAACCCGATACCCTGTTGCGAAGGCTATCTGGAACCCTTGCCATCTTTGGAAACTCTTTGAGAGCCGGTCTTTCAGTCACCACCCAAAAGGCTATTCGGTTTATCAACCCATTCTCAACGTCTTTGAAACTGAGGCTATCAAAGATCGTTCCTTGGGTACTTAATCCAAGTAGAACCAAATGAGGCTGATCAATGGCGTTCTTGCACCCGCTGGCGTGCGCGTTGCCGCTGTAGCGGGTTTCGGCCTTGTTGTAGAGCTCAAGCAGCAGACGGCCAACCTGGGCTTCCATTGGTTGCTTTCGCTTCCCAAAAACATTCTCTAGGTAGACTCCGAACTCGTCTTTGACCCAGATGCAAACAGGATTATCCGCCATGTAGCCTAGCAATCCGTTACCGCTTTGAACTCCTGCAGGCATGACCATACCTGGAGCATCGACCGCATCCATGATCCGTGTTATGGTCTTTTCGCAAGCCTCTTTGCCGCATCCTGTCGGCCCGAGGATTACATTTAGGTCATTCGTCCTCAGTGCTGTTTGGCTTTGGATCCTTTGGCCGAAAAGCATTTCGGCAAACGAAACCGCCGTTGCCATCCCGATGATGCTGCTTGGGCTGATCGCCTGATCTTGGTAGAAATCATAGACCTCTTTGATTAGACCTCGATCTGGTACGAGCGACTCGACGAATTCAGCCGGATCGATTTCAGCCGACAAATCAATCTCGATTAACTCGCATGGCTCAATCGGTCGGTACCCAGTCTCGATCACCTTTGGGGCCCTGGGAGTTCCGCAAACCTCGCTCGTTCTAGCACGTTGATGGATGTAGTCGAAATCGCATTCTGGATCCGAAGTTCCGTACCATTCTTGAGCCAGACCAGCCACTTGATCGACGCTAAGCTTTCCGCCGATTTCGTCCCGCAATGAATGCAAGTGTCCGCAAGCCTTGAATATCCCGTTGTTTCGTTCCCCGCGCATCGGAACCGGAACCTTGGCGAGATACGCTCTTGCTCTGTTTTCAAGATCGCTTGAGCTCGAAACCAAGACTGGCTTTGGCGGATCTTTCTTTTGTGGTTGCTTTTTCGAGTCAAATGATTCCATCCAAGCGATCGCCGCATCAAGATCACTTTGGCAATCGTGTATGCTGTTTTCGCTCGACGGGTCTAGCGGTTGCCATGTGACAATCCAGAACCTCTTGGAATCGTAAACCTCGACTCTCTGGCCGTCGATCGTGTAGAGACTTCGCTCGCTTGGCTTTCGGCCCGCGCCGGTAATGTGCAAGCCTGTTCCGCTTTGGCTCACCTCGATGGACGCTTTGCCGTCAAACATATCAACAAGCTTTTGAGCCGTTGCCGATAGCTTGTCGTCATGTATGCAGTCGTCCAAATCGATACCGAAAAAAGGATCCTCCGCCGAGAAAACAAAGCAGTGATTCCCGAGGCTTTCGATTGCATCGAACGAGCTCCAAGTCGATGGGTCGTTTGACTTGGCCGCTTTGCCATCGGAAGTTGCAAACGACTTCTTTCCGTCGATAGCTTTCCAAGTCACCCACTGGGCGAAGTCTTTGAGGTTATAGGTCAATTTGCACCTCCGATTCCGCAAATGGATTACCAATGAAAGCACGATACTTCTTAGCGAATGAAATCGATTTTACTTCGTCCCACTTTGGATCCTTCTTTTGTGGCCCGAACTTGACCGCCGATGGGATCGCTAAAGGATTCAGTTGAAAGTGCTGGTTGAGTATCTCGACACCATCCTCAGCATCTGTCGGGCATGGCTTACCAGTCTTGAATTTCATCCACCATTGTTCGGCCTTTATCCTGGCAAATCCTTCATGCTCGCAGTTGATCCATTGGCTTATCAGTGGAGCCATTGTCGAGTAACCGTAGTAGGTGATCCTGATCGATCTTTGACCGCCTCCGTAAGTGCCTTTCTTTGAGTGCAATGTAACCTCGACGTATTTGACAGGCACAAACTCAAGTTCATCTTTTTCTTCGCCGTCGCTCAAAATCGATTCGCTCGACGGCTTGTCGGAGATTTTGATTTCTGGCTCAGTCTCGAAAATGTAATCGCAATGAGGACAGATTTTGCATTGGATTGCTATTGCTTCCATGCAATTCGGACATTGCTTTACAGGTGCTTCAAGTGCTTTTGTCTTGCCACGCTTTCGCCTGCCTGGATCGATAGCATCTATAGGCCCGTGTCTTGCGATGTTTTCGCCATAGTCAAGAACCAAGCAATCGCTCTTGATTTCGTGCGTCCTAAGACCTCTCCCTGCCATTTGGTAGTAGAGGCCTGGACTGATTGTCGCTCGTTGCAAGACCACGCAATCCACGTTTCTGGCGTCGAATCCTTCGGTCAAGCAATTGCAATTGACCAAGTATTTGAGGCCACCAAACCGAAAATCGTCGAAGATGTCTTTACGCTCTGCTTCGCTCGTTTCGCCGGTTACAACCTCGCAGCAAGCATCGCCGAAGAAATCATAAAGGATCTTCTGGACTGCGTAGGCTTGCTTGACACCAGCCGCAAATACGATCACGCTTCGCCGGTCTTTGCATCGAGCGTACATATCTTGGATGATCTGCGAAAGCTTCTCCATGAAAGCGTCTTGCATTTCACTTTCGGCAAAATCGCCGGTAGATGATACGCTCAGCGCCTGGCTGTCAATGCCGTTTAGCCACTTGCTTCGGAGCGGACACAAGAAACCGCCTGCAATCAATTCGGTAACCGAAACCTCATAGCTGATCTCGTTTAGCCATGCGTCCGAGTCGCAAATCCAGCCCGAGCCTAATCGGTATGGAGTTGCCGTTAGCCCGATGATCCTTGCCGACGGAAAGCCTTGGAACATTTGGCCGTATTGCGTCGATTCTGACCGAGGGTTGATTCGATGAGCCTCATCGACAAATATTAAATCTCGATGACCAAACAGCTCTGTCTTGTTGTAGATCGATTGAATGCCGCCGAGGATAACAGCCTTTCCGGTTTCATATCGATCCTTACCAGCCGAGTACATTCCGACCCGAGGCCCGAGCCCAAAGCCGATTAGCTTTTCCTCTAGCTGCGAAAGTAATTCGCTTGCGTGAGTTGCCATGATTACCCGCCTGCCTTGATTGATCGCGTCGGCGATCATCTGAGCCATAACGAACGTCTTGCCAGCCCCTGTTGGCAGTACGATGCAAGGATTGCCTTGCTTTTCTTTGAGCCATCGCCATGTCTGGCGTACCGCTTCCTCTTGATACCAATGCAATTTCATTTTCAACCGTCCTGTTTGAAAAAGCCCCGCCGGTGGAGTGACGGTCGACGCGCAGTTGATGCGCAGAAGAGCACCGGCGAGGCTATTTTGGTTTTCTTTTTTTGCCGACCGTCACGAAGGCAAACATAATTTACGATCCGTGAGAACGCTAGTCAACGCTAGAATGGAGCTTCGCTACTGTCGCTTGGGATCCTGTCGGCTTGTTCTTTCAGGATCCTTGCTGCTGTTTGATCGTCAAGCTTGCCGAACTTTACGATGTCAAAATAGTTTTCTCCGTTGTCTTTGCGTTGCTTGATTTCAACCGATCCTTTGAACGGCTTACGCAAAAGCATTGCCGTATCGGTCAGTTTATCACCTTCCTTGAAACCGATCGCCATGCAGAGCTTAGACAATTGCTCACGCCCAATCTTTTGAGCCGTTTCGCTTGGGTTGGAGATGTTGAACATCGTCCAAACGATCTTGCCTTTGCATGGCCCATCGGCAACGACAAACTTACAGTTGACATACTGTCCATTGCCTGCCCTGGTTGTCTTTACCTCTGCATCATCGCAGACAAAAGCATAATCGCCTTTTGCGAGTTTGCTTGGATCGGATGACCCACCAACATCGAAATTGAAATCCATGATTTTCCTCTTTGTGAAAAACGAACGAAACACGAAACTTAAAAAGAGACGCCCGCCCTCTCGAACGAGCGACCCTGTGGTAAGCGGCGTGGAGATTAAGCACTCGCCTACCGGCGGTCGATTAGGTGATTAGCCCGGCTCGTACCGCGCACCAGTTCATTTGGCCGGACTCTTGCTGGAAGTTTCAAACAGCAAGCACCTTTGCCGAGGCGAACCGACCTGAGAAGGATCAAAACAAAACGCCTTGCTCCAATCGCTTCAAACTGATTTCGACGTACTTAGGATTAAGTTCGATGCCGACATACCGGCAACTAAGATCCCTAGCCACCATCGCCGTAGTACCTGATCCGCTGAACGGGTCGAGCACAACGCCGCCCTCCCTGCATCCTGCCATGATGCAAGGTTTAACTAAGTCGGCAGGCATTACCGCGAAGTGCGCCCCGCTGTAAGGCTTTGTCGTTATCGTCCATACGGAGCGTTTGTTTTTGCCCTTTTCTAAGTCTACCGCCATGTCCCCAAAATCGTTGTCGTAATTATGACCCTGCATACTTTCTTTGCTTCCTCCGCCGTTTTGAGTTCTTTTCCATCGGTACTTAGCTCGCTCGTGCGTTGCTTCGCTGCATGGTTCTTTGATCGCTTCGCTGTCGAAGTAGTACCTTGCCGACTTGCTCAACAAGAAAACGTATTCATGCGCCTTGGTACAGCGATCCGTAACGCTCTCAGGCATCGGATTCGGCTTGTGCCAAATGATGTCCTGCCGCAAGTACCAGCCGTCAGCTTGCAATGCAAACGCCACTCGCCAGGGGATGCCGATGAGGTCTTTAGGCTTGATGCGTAATTCTTTGAATCCTCTCGCTCCCGGTGGAACAAAATCACCGTTACGGTCAGATTGATCCTTGACTACAGAACCTACAGTGATGTCACGCTGCTTCCCATTGCCTCTGTTGTGACCGCCTGCGTTACCCCAAGAACCAGCGTAACTATCCCCAAGATTCAGCCATAGCGTTCCGTCGTCCCGAAGCACCCTCCGGACTTCACGAAACACCGCAACCAGCTTGGCTACATAGGCATCGGGAGTTGGCTCCAATCCAATCTGACTATCAACCCTAACCGCACCGCACTTGCCGCATTTGTCCTTGTACGGAATCCACAAGGCGTCTTTGTCTAACCTGCCCTCGGAAGTGCGACTCCCACCGTCGCAAGCGTTCGCAGCCTCAGCCAAATTGCGCCGTTGACGGATCTCCTTTTCTCGGTGATCGCAACCAGGATCGCCACCCTCCCATTCCGCTGTCCCGTAATCCCGCAGCCCAAAATACGGCGGCGAAGTAACGCAACAATCAATCGACTCGCTCGGCATGGTTCGCATCACCTCGCAATTGTCGCCGCAAATTATTCTGTTGGTTTCCATCGAGTAGCCTTTTTGAAACTTAAAACAAACTCAACTGCCTTGGCTTTTCAGCCTCGGCGGAAATTCTAGCCCGAGCGATCTCGATGTATTCGGCTTCGCGCTCGATGCCGATGAACCGAAAGCCCTCTGCCATCGCCGCTTTTCCGGTCGATCCTGAGCCCATGAAGGGGTCTAGGACGATGCCGTTTGGCGGTGTGATAAGTCTGCACAGGTAACGCATAAGGTCGGTAGGCTTGACCGTTGGATGAGGGTTGCTACGTGGGTTAGTTTCCTGGCCGTTTTTTATTGCGTGCGAATCGGTTCTCATGTTGAGCGATCCGGCTGGCCTTTCCTCCAACGCCCCGCACCCTTCGTCCCGGTCGTCGCGACTTGCTTTAGCTGAGTAGTAAAACCTAGCCGCCTCGCCTAGCAATCCTGTCACCTCCTGGCTGCCATCGTGGATAAAGTTGGCAGGGAAACGGCCCTCTGGTGGCGTGACGTTGCCTCCGTTTGTCGAAATGTAGTCTTTCATCTGGTAAGCATTTCCCGTCCCCAGGCGGTTACCGCTGCCGCATGGCGTTTCCCCGTTCGTCCCCACCCTACACCCATCGATATTCAGCCCGCCCGTTCCGTGTTCGAGTACGTTCGCTGCGACTGTGCCGATTAGGGGCTTGCGGGCTAAGGTGATTGGCTCTAGGGCAGGCTTTAATGCCGTCCCCCATCCTTCCCATTGCTTAGCTTCGGGGGTCGACGGGGCGGTAAGGCTGAACTCGGAGCTAAAGCCGTATGCTCCCTCCTGCCCTGCGTGCTTCCCTGTTCCGCCCGCAATGCCGTTTTCACTGCGACCCACAACCTCCCGCTCCGCAAAGTTTTTCGATTCTACGCTGCGAATGTCCGCCTCCTTCTCTACCCACTCAGGAACGCTGCCAAGCAACCCGCGACACGCTTCAAGATGCTCTCTCGTCATAATCGCCGGTTGCGTTGGGTGCGTTGTGTAGTGGCTCCCCATTTTTGTTGCTGTGGCATCGTCAATCTGCTTAGCCGTCACCCCGGTTGATCGAACCCACTCGGTAAACCTAAACCGCCTTTGCTCCTGCTCTTGGCTTGCGTCCATCTTGTCGAGTTGCTTACTGATATCCATAGATTTCGGGAACCCCTGGCCATAGACCCAAGCGATCATATCGCGGATTTCGAATCCTGCGTCCTCGATCCTTACCGCCATCCTGTGTTGCGTCCTCGTCCCCGCAAAGGCCAGCAGATGGCCTCCCGGCTTGAGTACGCGAAGACATTCAGCCCAAACCTCCACGCTTGGTACGTCGTAGTCCCAACGCTTCCCCATGAACGACAGTCCGTAAGGAGGATCGGTAACAATCGCATCGACCGAGCAATCCGCAAGGGTCTTGAGTACGTCTAGGCAATCGCCGTGGTGTAGTTTAAAACGACGCTCGATCCGGTCAAGTTGGCTTTCGTCGCGAGGGGGTTCGTAGGGGTTCATGGGTTTTCCTTCTCGATTACGTTTCTTACCTTCCGCTCTAATGCCGCAAGCCCATCGACTCGCCCGCAAGCGTATTGAGTCTTTTCGTTTCGCCGCTGCTCGTCCAGGAATTCGCCATCAGAAACCATTTCACTGAGTGCCTTTCGAGCCAACTCCAATTCGTTTTGGACTGTGGCTAGCATTTGCTCGTTTGTCATTTACCAATACCTTTCCTTAACCAGCCCATCATTGATGAGCCGAGCGTTGAGCGACAATGGAGCTACCTCAAGGATCTTTTGGCCATTGCCGATGACCTGAGGATCCTTTGGTATTGCATCGTAAATGATGGCAAGATATCGCCCGAACTTGTCCTGAAATTGCTTTTTCTTTGGCCCTTCAATCGACTGCACAACAACCTTTAAGCCTGCAAGATATTGCATTCTCAATGCGTCTCTAAGATCCTTGCCTGCGCTGGTTCGCATCTCAGGCGCGTCAATTCCGTAGAGCCTCATTTTTTGTTCAGTGAATCCGCTCCATCCTTGGTCAATCATAAGCTGGAATGTATCGCCATCGATTACACGAATGACGCTAGCCTTGTAGATGTAGATCATAGCCCTTCCCCTTCCTCGACCTCTCGATCAATCTCGATGAGTGCGAAACCTATTAATCTCGCTTGACTCAAAGCATCATGCAAATTGTCGAATCTGCACATACCGCCGTTTGCGTAAACAACCAGCCATGATTTTACCCGCACCTTCTTTTTTGGTGGAGGTGCAAGGTTGTTAGGGTGATCTGTTGTAGCCCACATCACCCTACCGTCAGTGTGCCAACCAACAGGGACGAAGCGATCTCGAACCATCATCCTACCAGTGTATCGATAACGCTCCTGCCCCACATTAATCGCGTCAATGAAAGCCTCCTCGCCATTCGCCAGCTTAACCGGCCCTATCTGCCATTTGTTCTCACTCAAGACCCACCGCCTTTCGATATTTAGATTTAATCAGTTCCGTTATTGGTTTTTTTGCATTGCGAACTTGAAAATAACCGAGACGCACCGCTTCGTTTTCGTCAACACCTTCAACCGTTGCGATGGCTATACGCTCATCGAACAATTCCTCTGAGTCAGTCCTAGCTAGGACTCGCTTTATTTTTTCCAGTTCATCCGGCTTGAGTCCCTTCGGTATCACGATCTGGCAATCTCCAATTCGCAAACTCTGCACTTAGCAACGGTAAG